TCAACGTCGGCAAGTATTGAGAGCTTGAGCGTTCTACTTTGCGCAACCATTAAAACTCCTTGAGGATCTTGTCAAAAGCATTTTCCCACTTGGCAATGATTTCAGGCTGAATGGCGCGCAAGGTCGGATAAATAAACCAGCCGTTTGATCCTCGACCTTTTGGCCCTGACCCTGACCAAATTGGAAATTGTTTGTACTTGTTAGATCCGAATTCATTGCCGCCCCAAAGTTGTTGCGTTGTGCCGCCGCCTGAGAACTTTTGCCCGGCAAAGCCAAAAGATAACTCACCAATCTTTGAGGACTTTGAGACTCTTGATCCGCGAGCAATCTTTTCAGCTGCTCGGCCTCGACCTGTTGCAGTGCCGATAATTTTGTCTTGAGCGAACTCAGCCAAAGCGCCTGAGGCAATTTTTGCCTGAGCTGTGGCCTGCTCGTCCATTGCCTTAAAAGCACCTAAGACGCGACGCAGATCAGCCTTGTCGTAGGCAATCTCAACGCTGTCGCTCATGCTGCTCCTTCAATATCTCAAAAGCTGTGTATATCTGCTCCGCCGTCTGCCATTCGCTCATTGGTATCCCAGTCGCTAGGGCTAAGTCAACCAGTATGCGATTTACGCTTCCGGCGGCGTAGCTTTTGGGAGAACTTCACCGACTGTCACGTCAGCTACCGTTTCGCACCAAATCTCAAAGCCCTTGATTGGCTTGCCACCAGCTTCTCGCTTCATTGCATTCCACGCAAGAAAAAGAAGATCTGCAATCCCAATCTTGTCTTGTGCTTGTGAAATGGTTTGGCCTGTCTTGTTTTCCCACTTGGCCCACTCGGGCGGTTGCGCGGTATATGTACCGAACTCGCCTGATACGTACTCGATTGTGATTGGTAGTTTCATTGTGTGCTCCCGTTTCTATTGCTTTTAGCTGAATGTAGCTACTGGTGTGGTTGAGCAAAGCATTGCCCATGAGTCGGTTTGTGCGTCCGGTGCTGCGCCGCCAGCTGTAGGTGCTACTGGAAACGCGTTGCCTGCAAAGACTGCGCCGGTTGCAGTCGTCAAGCTAAATGCGAGAGCTGTATTTGGCGAAGTAGTAAAGGCTGTCCACATTGCTTCAAATAGTGATGAGGCAACGCCCCAGTCTGAAAGAAGCTCAAGGTTGAGTGTCCACTGATCGTCAATGTGCTTGTAAGCCTTGCCGTCCAGTGTTTGATATGTAGTAATTACGGGCGCGTTGACCAATGTGACTGACGTAGCTTGCGCGTCATAATTGACTGTCGCAAGTGTCAAGGTTATGTCGCGACCAGTGACTATTGTTGTTGCCATTTGTTTTTCTCCTTAGATTGTCTGTTGTGTGTAGTAAGTGCTGACCGCGAGATCCGCCACTAATAGGTTTGAAGCTCCTACAGATTGCACTGTCGGACGCTGTACGTCTCCGACTGTGTAGCCTGCAGGCATTGCGCCCATAATCGCAATAATGAGTTGCTCAAGGTTGTCGAGCGCGCCGGCTGTGTTGTTATAGGCAACGGCGGCAGTAACCACAAAGTTAATTTTGACGCGTATTTGGCTTTTGCCAATTGTTGTAGTTTCAAGATAAGGCGCGTCCGGCACTATCACGCAAGCTGGCGGAATGACTGCCTCAGGCGGTGAGCTGTAGACGGAAGCTGAGACGCCAGCCAAAGCTGTTGCAAGTGTGCCGCGTACGTCTGTCGCGATTGAAGTTGGCGTAGGCATTTACATGGCCATTGTTGAAACGTCAATGTAATTGCCCAAAAGGCCAATGACTCGGTTTTGTAAGCTGCGACCCATTCTAAAAGGAGACGGCGTAAAGTCAACGCCTTCAATCTGACCACCGGGCGCAACCACACTCTGAAATATCTCAACGCTGACAATGGTCACAGCTTGTTCAACTGCGTCAGTAGTTGCATAGAGTGTGGCCGCGTTTGCCCCGGATAGGTACGCAACGCCAGCCGGTATTACTGGACGGAAAGTTATATCGGCATTTGTAACGGCTGCAGTGAAGTAAAAATAAGGCGCTGGATAAGCAAAAGGCAGATATGGAAACGGATCATAGTAATTTGATGTGACCGTCATTGTGCCGTTAAAAGTAGCAGGAACGCAGCCGGTAATCACGACACTTTGACCAGCCACAAATGTGTTTGGCTTTTGAGTTATGTAGTAAGCGACATTGTTTTGAAGATACACAGCTGCAACGGCATTTTGGTTGGCTGTAAGCAAAGGCAAAATGACTTGCTCGCTTGAGTTAATTATTGAGTCAAGGTAAGCGTCAGAATATAAAGCGACAGAGACGCCTAACACTGTGCGCAGCTGTGAGGCTGTAATAATGCTAGGCATCTCTGTCCTTTCGTGTTCGACTGGCCTAGATACGGGAGCGCACCTAGGCCATGCTTATTTTTAGGTTAGGTTGAAGCGACGTAGGCCACCGGCAAAGGTAGCTTGAGCTGCAATGTAACCGTAGAGCATGATTTCAATTTCGCCTGTTGTTGGCACGTTTGTGGCCAATGTAAGCGCAGGAGATTCAAAAATCTCAATTGAGCGTGGTTCAATAATGAACGCTGACTCGTCGATTGAAGTGCTAACCATATTTGGATCAACATAATAATCGAGTCCAAGTACGTTGCCGCGAATGCTTGTAGGGATTGCAGACCCTGCGTTATTCATAGGATTTCCAGCGTTATAAATTGGTCGGCCTGTTGTATCTGTTGCGCCAAGCAAAGTAGTCCAAATGGAAGTACCTGAAACAAATGACTTAGCTGTGCGCTTTGTCGCTGTATATGCAGCTGGTGATTCTGTTGATACAAATGAAATTAAGCCAGCTGAGTCAGCTGCAGTTGCAGTTGCCTGTGTGCCGCCAGCAGTGATTTGCGCAATGACATAAGCGTCTGTTGCTTGAGCATACGCGTCGCGCAAATTCTGGAGCATGATTTCATAGAAGCTTGGATCTGAACGGTCTAGAAGCTCCACGCTGTAGCGCTGAAATCCGGCCTTCTTAATTACGGTCGCATTTACATAGCTGGAAGTAATCGCGGTTGTTCCTGTTGGGTCTCCGCCCTCTGCCACCGTCGCGGCTGTAGAATTAGCCGTAATTTTAGGAATAGACACTGTCATTCCGTAGCTGTTAAGTGGACGTGTTCCACCGCAAGCGTCAATTACTGGACGATCAGCATTTGTGTTTTGTGCAACGTCGCGCACATAAGAAACCGGCGAAAACGCTGGATTTGTTGAAAATGAGTCGTCAGCTGCCTTGATGTACTGGCGTGAGTCCTCGTTGCCTAGTCCTGCCTTGATTGTGTGCTCAAGGTATGACCCACCTGTTGTAATAGGTGAACGTGGTGATGTGAAATAAAGCGGACGAGAAGCCTCGACCTTTTCGACTTTGGAAGCCTCAACCGTTTCGGCTGGGACTTCTGGAACGGCTGTAGGTGTTTCCACTTGCGTTTCTCCTTCGGTTGATTGTTCCTCTGTCTCCGGTTCGGATTCAGAATTGTTGTTTTCACTAGCTGCAATCGCAACCTTTGCGCTGGCAATGGCTGGATCTGTGACTAATGAAACTTCTTTGAGCGCACTTGCGCTGACTACTAAAACGCCGTCAACGTTTTTGTATTTCTGAGCAATGACGCCAACGCTAAAGCCGTCGCGCAATCCGGTGCTGGCCTCGACCAATGCGTCTGATCCTGCAGTTGTCTGACCGATAGAAAACGTTGCGTAAATACCTTCGTCGTCCTCTTCGTAGCTTTTCAAAAATCCAATTGGACTTTCGCGGCGGTGCTCAAGTAAAAGTTTTGTGCTCTCGCCCAAAGTGATTGAACCTTTTTGAAACATGGTTGATCCTGAGCTTGTGACGCCTTCTTCATTCCATGTGACAATGCGGCCGGACAATTCGCGCTTTGGAAAATCTGCGGCCTCGACTTTGATTGCAAAGTCCATTTTGATTGGTTTTTGTATGCTGTAGGTCATCTGATCATCTCTTCTTCTAGTCGGATTTCATCTGAGGTTAAAGCGCCAATGTCGTACAGGATTTTGTACACGTCTGCGCGCTCTTTGGCTGATCCACGCAAATA